TTGGCACAGCCGTTGGCACAGCCGTTGGCACAGCCGTTGGCACAGCCGTTGGCACAGCCGTTGGCACAGGAATGTGATGTGTCGTATGCAATACACTTGTGCTTACGTGTGGCACAGCTGCCGTTGTCATTGGTGGAATCGTTTGCACATGTTTATCCTTTCTTCTACAAAAAACGTTTGTTTTTGAATTGACTTCTGTCCATAACCATTCAGCATTAAGGTGTATACCGAAACGCTCATGTTCAAAAATTTGATAACTATTATTTTGGTAATTCATTCCATAAGACTTTGACATCCCCCATAAACTATCATCATAATCGTACATATACCAATTGGCTGGAACTGGTGATGTAGTAAAATCCATACACTTCCATTCCTGATATTTTGTATAATCTCGACCATTATTCATATCCATAGTAAAGCCGTTCATAAAACCATAAAATTGTCCACCTTTTGCATGAAAAGCAATTATTTTCGGGGTTTCATTGTTTATCTCAGGAATAAAAATCTTTGTAGCATTCCACTCGGTTTCAAGATAGGTTTCATCTTCTACTACACTTGCCGGTGTGGTTAGTCTACCATCAACATATATTTGATAGTCTTCGCACTCACATGCAACATGTATTGGGTATTTGATAGTATTTACATTACCTTTATTTATAAGTTCAAGAGGAATTGATGCTACTATATTTGAAGGTTGTCCAAATGGGTGTATCAACATAAATAGACCAATATATAATAATGATTTAATCTTCATTTTTGATATACCAGTTCTTACGATGTTTCGCGTTATTTATATACTTTAATAGTATATTTTATTTGTTTCTAAATCAATTATAAAATTGATTTATAAGTATGTCTAAGTATGTATATATGTATGTATAAATGGAACAGACCGAAGAACAAACCAATGTCACATTAAAATACCAACACCGCAACCTCATCAACTCAAAATATGTATTCGAAAAAAAAATAGGAAAAGGCTCATTTGGGTGTATATACCAAGGTCTGAATATTATCACACAAGAAAAAGTTGCAATTAAATATGAGGCAATATCATGCACTCAACCTACGCTACTATGGGAATCAAAAATTTTGAACCATTTGTCAGGAATACCCGGCATAGTTAAGATGCGATATTTTGGAATCGAGGCAAATAAAAATATAATAGTCATGGATCTATTTTCGCACACACTAGCAGAAGAAGCCGCGAAATTAAAAAAAGAACTGAAAATCAGTATAAAAAATGGCAATGAAAATGGCAATGAAAATAGTTTATATTGTGAAATAGATAGTAGCAATAGTGGTAATGATACTAGCGATGAGTCAAGTGCCAGTGAAACTGATAATGAATATTATAAATATTACATTAATAGTATTTTAAGGTATATGATAACTATAGTTGAAATAATAGAAAAAATACATGAAAAAAATGTTATACATCGTGATATAAAACCGGAAAATTTTATGATATCGCATTCGCAAACACATACACAAGACGATGAACCCACAAAAAAACTACATATTATTGATTTTGGGTTGTCGCGCATTTATATGAAAGATGGTGCACATATTCCAAATAAACCGAATTCATCGATAGTAGGAACTATGCGATATATAAGCACGCATATTCATGAGGGAAATGTATACACAAGGCGTGATGATATTATATCTATATTATATGTTATAATATATCTATTGAAAGGAAGATTACCATGGTGTGGATTAAAAGCGAAACCAGGAGATAAAAGAACAAAAGCAGAAATTATTTATGATGTTAAAAAAACAACTCCTATTTCACAATTGTGTAGTGGACTACCGAATATATTTGAACGAATGTTAACATATGCATATAAAATGGAGTTTGATGAGAAACCGGATTATATTTATTTGAAACGACTTTGTAAAAAAGAGTTAGGAGGTGTATAGTATACTATTACATACTTCATTAGTTTGAAAGTAAGTTTAATTTTTTTTAGCGATAGTTAAAAATAAAATAATATACGTGATATATGACACAATCCCACCAAGAATTGAACCTGCTATGTATTCTAGTGGAGTGTGGTAGTTATTAATTATACAAATAAAGAATTCGACTATATATAAACCAATAATGAATATCAACAAGTGGTAAATGTAGTTATATTTTCCCTTAAAAAGTCTGCTGTCTTTATTAGTGTTTGCATAAAATAAGTATATCAACACCATATAAAATGAAATATATTGAGCATGACCTGATGGCATACCATAAATATTTTTCTCGCCTTTTTTCCTTTTTTCCTCAACTAGTTTTTTATTTTTTAACTCATGTTTAATAGTAACTTGTAAATAGTCATTAAACTCACCATTAAGATATGATGCCAGATAAATACCTGCAATTAGTATTATTTTATGAAAAATACTAAACTTTGAAAGTAAAATAAAGATAAAAAGTAAGATTATTATAACTTTCATTAAAAATAAAATAATTTTCATTTTACACCTATATATAGCTACTATATATATCGTTTATAAAATATTACATTCTTTAAAATATTACATTCTTTAAAATATTACATTCTTTAAAATATTATATTTTCAAAAAATATACTTAAAGCCATTTACTATATTAAAGTATATTATCGTATATTATCGTAGTGTTTCTTTGTTATGAGTTCTTCGGATACATCGGCTTCTGTTCGTCTTACCGGGCGCGTGAAGTGGTTCAATAATAAAACCGGCTTTGGGTTTATCACAATCGTAGGAGGGAATGAGCAGTTTAAGGATGCAAGTGAGATTTTTGCACACCATTCTGCGATCAAGGTAAGTCAGGAGCAATACCGCTATTTGGTAGAGGGTGAATATGTAGAGTTTTCTGTTTCCAACACTGCTTCAGGAGACCATAAGTTTCAGGCAGCAGATGTTCGTGGTGTGAAAGGTGGGAAATTGTTTTGCGAAACGCGTCACGAGCAACGCGCTACGGCATCCAGTTCTGCAGGTGGATCTGTTGGAGAGAGAAATGCAAGAGGCGGAGATAGACCTGTTCGAGGAAAACAAACAACTCGTGGTAATTCTCGTGAAGGACGTAGCGAATGGATGTTGGTTCGCAAGGACTCATCAGAGAACAGGGGCGGTAGAGGTGGTCGGGGCGGTGGTCGCGTCTATTCAACACGGCCTAGTGGTGAGCGTCAATCTCAATCTCGTGAGTCATCTATGTCGGAGTCATATGTCGAGCATTCACAAGCCAAAGCTGCCCCTGCCCATGCCCCCGCACAAACACCCACGCTGACACCAGCACCAGCACCAGCATCACAGACGAGTGAAGTATCAGTTACACCCAAGGCGGTATCAGCGCGTAAACCCAAACAAAGTAAACCTTCAAGCTAATGCAGTAAATAGTAAAATATCTTATAATTAATTTGTTACGTATATTGTTAACATTAACAAATTAATTCTTATTTTTTCTACGTCTTGTTTGAAGTTTACGAAGTAATTTTATTTTATTTGATGTTAAAAGTCTTCGTTTTCTTTTTGTAAGTGCATATTTTTTACCATGTAAATTTATCAATCGTGGGTTTTTCTTACAATCAAATAGTCCACGTTCTAGTCCTTTCTTTTCAAAAATAGAGTTTGAACATATTGCGATTGCTTTGGATTCACTTTCAGATGGCGTATTCATATTATTATCTCTATCAATTGAACCCGAACTATCTCTATCATCTTTTTTAACCTTTTTAATACATTTGCATAGTTTTTCGGCAAGTATATTTTCAGCTTTATGTTTTATAATTTTAGATGAATCTTTTGGTGAAATAGATATGTCATAATAGTTTAATATTTTTATGTAGTCATGTTGTTTTAAAAGACCCATATGATAAAGTAAAAATTTATATAATAATAATAATAATGGTAATAATGATAATATTAATATACTAAGTTATATTAAGATAAAATTATATTTTATTATAATATTTATATATTTATTATGCCTAAATTTTTAAACAAATTTTTAAATATAAAATCTGAATATGACTATGAATCTAAACCTGAGTCAGAATCCGATTTGAAGTCAAGTGTAAAATCAAAATATAAAAAAGTGGTTGTATTTGATTTAGATGAAACATTAGGCAGTTTTGGACAACTTGGTTCATTTTGTATGTTATTAGACGACTATTATAATGATGATAATAAAGCATATAGTATGTTCAATGAGTTAATGGATTTATATCCGGAGTATCCACGTCCCTATATTTTAAATGTGCTTCGATATCTTTTACAAAAAAAGAAAGATGGCAAATGCAAGGCTGTAATGATTTATACAAATAATCAAGGCGAACGTGCATGGGTTGAACACATCAAAACATATTTTGAAACAAAACTAAAATCTAAAATATTTGAACAAATTATATCCGCGTTTAAAGTAGATGGTAAAATCGTAGAAGTGAATCGAACAACACATGATAAAACAATCGATGATTTCTTCCGATGCACAAAACTACCAAAAGATGTGGAGATATGCTTTGTAGATGACTTATTCCATCCCAAGATGGAAGATGAAAATGTATATTATATTCATGTAAAAGGATACAAACATTATTTGCCATCATCTGTTATTATAAAACGTTTTTTAAACTCAAGTTTAGCAAAAGAAATGAAAAATAATAATGCAGAAAGAGAAAAATTTACTGCTTTTATGATGAATCGTTTAAATTATAATATTGCAGAAAAAGACCAAGATGAACAAGAAATGGATGTGATTATAAGTAAAAAAATGTTGGAACATATGAAAACATTTTTTAAAGAAGACAATGGTAGTGTCACCATCGACAATGTTAATGTTGATATTAACGTTGACACAACTTCTAAAAAAAATATAAAGTCAAAGTCATTTAAAAAAAAACAAGCGCGTAAGAATCGAACTATGAAAAAAAATTAATTTTATAAATTTGTAAGTTTGTAAATATTCTTCTCTTTATTCTGTTGCGTCGACTCTAGCAGCAGAAGTTCTCATAGCTTCGAGCATTTCAAGATAGCGAACGTGTTTCTTTGTTTTCTTGTGTGAGTTCATATTAAACAACTGAACTACGCATCCACACTCACACGTCACCTTGGTTTTGGCCTTTTCAAGAATTTCTTCTCTTCGCTTCATGTAGTAATTTTTGTTGTAATCCTTGATTGCATCACCCTTCTGGCGATTGTAACTCTTCTGGTATTCCAATTTTTCTTCGCGATGTTTATAGTAGTATTCAGTAGATTTGTTGCGAATTTCTTTGGAACCATCTTTGGAACTTGTTTTCATGTCTGTGTTACCAGTTGACTTTGATATATTGATTTTACCAAGTTTTGTAAGTAATTTGTTACGTATTTCATTATGAGCCATGTCTTTTTTGATGTTGTTGTCACAGCTTTCGCTATATGTGCATTCGAGAGTAGGTGCAGGCGCAGGTGCAGACATTGATGCTTATTTGTAGTTTTGTTTGTTTTGTTTATTTAATTTCGATATATACCATTTCAATGATACTTTTCGTTTCAATTTTTTGATACGAAAAATATAAAAATATAAAAATATATAGTTAATATATAGTTAACTCACGTAGTCAAGACAAACAACGGAATGTCACTTAAGTTATTTACTACAGATAACTATAATGAAAATGCCTATACACCATTAGGATTTGTAAGAGGGACTATGGTTCATTCGATATCTATATTACGTGATTTTGTTGGAAATGTAACAGGTATATTTGGTGGTGCAAATACTGCAATCAACAAAAAAATCGACGATACTCATGACGAAGCAATACAAGAGTTGATTAAGTATACAATTAATAAATACCCATCAGCAACTGCTATTGCAGGTATATCTATATCACTTACGGAACTGCGAGAATTTATTATATGCGTAGCATGTGGAACAGCGCTTGCACCGAAGACGTCATCATCGTCTATGGAACCGCGACCTAGACCCGTACCTCTACCTGTTGTAAAACAAATAGGTGGTAACTACTCCAAAATCAAAACCAGACGCACACGCAAAAACACTAAAAGATATAGGTAGGTAGTTTTGTTTTGTTATCATTTTCCTAATAACGCATCTATTCCACCTGTTCCACATCCACATCCACCGCCTCTCATGTGACGTCAGTGATGGCGTCTTGTGCGTTTATTACGACGTGTATGACGTTTTGTGTGTCGCCTAGATTTGGACTTGCGACGATAACTTCGACGTTTTCCACCACCGGATTGCTTACCCGCTTTACCCGTTTTACCTGCTTTACTATTTTTTTTATTTTTGATCCATTCTACAAATTTTTTTGTATTACGATCGTCTTGAAATTTTTCATGATTAGTATCGCCTCTTTCAATGCCTTCAGAAGTAATATATAAAATAGTTGGATATCCACTTACATTGTGAGTAATTCCATGTTTTTGAAACATATCGGTGTTACCACTTTCAACAGCACCCAAAATAAAGTCATCATTGTCATTACCTATACCAGTATTTCTACATTCATCTACTGCTGCATCCCATTCATCTTTCATATCAACGCAGTGCCCGCAACCATTCATAAAGAACAACACAACTCCATGACTATTTTTTAGTTTTTTAATATGGTCATCTGATAATATAACTTTTGGCTGTTTATCTGATTTTCCATTAAAAAATTTAAACATTTAATTATAAATTGACTTTATATAATTTAACTTTATATATTTTGCCTATATTATTATTTATAGTATATGCAAAAAATCATATTTTCATATTTAGAATATTTTAAATATTTGAAGGTAGTAATTTATCATATAATTATATATAATATAGCATAATTATATATAAATATATAACACAACACACAACGCAATAGAAATGTATTATAAATATATTATGATAGCAGTATTATTTTTAATGGGCGCATATTTTGTATTAAATTACTCATCGGCTGATTTCAAAGAGGCGCTTACAATGTCTAAAAATACAAATAGTAATAAAAATTGCCCTGATATTCTTATTCAAAAAGGCTCTAAAATTTATTTATATAATTCAAGCAAGCATATGGTTCCAGGTGTAAACCCAATCACTTTTAATAATTTAGAGGAATATGTTCAATTTACAGAATGGCAGCGTTCTGTTGGATTTATGTGTCCAGTTTTATTCTTACAGCACACAGAAGATACACAAGGTGAGGTAGTTTATAAAATACGTCCTAGTCCAACAGATTTACAAGGAGGTTTGCCACCAATAACAAATCCAAATGCAATACCGCCACCACGAAAGCATATTACTAAACTTCTTGATGCATCACGCGATGATTTACCTTATAATGTAAATTCATATCCTGGTTATGATGCATCAAACATGGATCAAGGAGAGTTTACTCCAGATATGATGATTGACTATATCCAGCAGTCAACGGGACTCAGTCCAAATCCTATGGATACAAACTGGGGTGGCGCTGACTTCACACAAACACTAATAGATGCAGGATACTATAGTGATAACTATCTAAAAACCCCTGTATCTGTTTAAGTAATTATATTATACAAGATAACTAACTAACCCAACTTATTTTCCAGCATTTGTCATCAGAAATTTTTTTATGTTTTCTACAGATGTTTTGTTTATTTTTCGAAATGTAGTTTTTGGACTTGAATCGGCATTTTCCGTTTTAATCATAAAAGTATTTAACATATCAGGTGTCTTTTCAAGTTGATATAAGAGATTTTGTATTGTCTTATATTCACGCATAAGTTGTGTTGCTACTTTAGAGCTTATTCCAGGCACACATGTTAACATAATGATATTAATATTATCAGGTGTAATATATTCATTCTTTTCTTTATGTGATTTCAAGGCAGCGCAGTATTTCTCATTCTCGTCGCTATCATCATCTTCACTTTTTGACTTTCCTTTTCCTTTTAAAGAAGAACTTGAAACTACATCTAATTCATCATACTTCTTCGCTTTATCTAGAGCATAATAAGAGACGCGTGACTTGTCATTCAAAGAAGTCTTATAATATTTATCGGCAAAAAATACAACAATATCCGCAGTTTCACATATCGAATTTGTTCTAAATACAGAAAATCCTTTATAATACAAAAGTGAAAACATGCAACTAATGAGTGTTTTTTTTGATACGCGACCTTTCTTCTCAATATATCTTTCAATGTCTCCTTCAATAATATATAATATGTTGTGGTTGTGAATATTTTCCTTATCTAGGCGAAATGACTGCTCATTATATCTACCATCGCGAATACTTGCTGCCAAGTCATATAACGTTTTTCTTTCAAAAATAATAATAACCTCTCCCTTGTCATCTTCTAAAATAATATCACCGATAGCGAGTTGTTCCTTTTTAATAGAGTGTTTGCCATCTCCTTGTTTACTAAGTGTAACCTCCTTCGTTACATCCATTTCTACTTCACTAAATATATGCAATGGAACAAGACAACCATTACCTGAAGATGATTTTACATGACTAGTCTTAGTTTCTTTTGTTTTCTTATTTTTAAAAACCGATTTATTTTTATTACTGCTATTAGAAACCCCATCCTCTTCGATTCCATCATCAACACCTTCGTGAATATCTTCGATCTTTGTATTAGGGTTCATAAATATTTCAAAACGTTTTTCTATCAATGGTATAAGCGTTGTTTCCCTATTATCAATTTTTATTATCATGATTATGTTACACTAGATTATGTGATTTATTAATACTATAATAATTATCTATAACATTTCTAAATAGTTTTGGTATACTATTTATATCGTTGATATAGACCTACTTAAATATATTTCATTATAATTATGTATTGGCAAATTTTGATAGAACTATAAGTCTATATGCTAATTATAATGAAAGTGTTGTGAAATGTTGTGAAAAATATTTACAACTTGGGTCCAGCATGACGAGGAGCATTGTAATATTGTCTAAAGCTGAATAAAAAATCTTTGTTTAATGCGGGAACAGCTATTTGGGAACGTTGCGCAAAAGGAATCATAAATCCAGTTCCTGATGGTTGAGCACCACCTTTCTTTGTTCCACCACCATTTTGAGTATTTGCATATAACCCATCAGCAGAACCTGGTCCACTAAATAATACGCGACGCGCCATTGCTGATCTGCCGTTTCTACTTCTTTGTCCGTTTCTTTGGGGCATATTTTTATATTTTACTATTATTCGGTTATAATATATAATCTGGTAATATTATTATTTTGTTTTTAATATTTTGTTATTATTATTTTGTTGTTAATATTTTGTAATATAGGTTTTACTATATTATAAAATTAAACTATTACTATCAATATGTTATCGTTTATGTTATTATAAACACAATCCTTAATATCCTGTCTGGCAGCTGCCACCATACAAGATACCGATACCAGCAGACCAGTGAGAACGACCAATACCACCAGCGCTCTTGTTGCATGCAATGAGACCGCGCTGTCTCATGTATTCATAACCATCTTTGCAGCCAGATGGGATGCATTTGTTCTGACAATAGTTTGTATCTCTGCGATACACGTTCAACAAGTTGGGGTTCAAACCTACAGTAGGCGCCAACCCAGCCATACTTCCAAAAATGCACCCTCTGTTAGTAAGAGAACTTATATTAGAAACCTTTTTAGGACCACTTAAAACCATTTTATTTTATTATATATATACTAAATATAAAAAATATATGAAAATACTATACTATATTTTATTTTTTAATATTTATAAAGAAAGTAAATTGAAATCATTTAAAGATAAAATATAATAACTAGATATACACGCAAATCTATATTACAACATGGCAACAACCCAAGAATCACGTTCACCTACTAACCCCAATGCAAGTCTCGGCAAAAATATTCTAAATGATACTGACATAGTTGTCGCAGAAGATGGACATGGATATATATTTAATCCTTATAACCCAGACAATAGAGAGATTACATTGAATGATGTTCAATCTATTCTTTCGACTTATGGCATTCCGTCTAAACTATATAATTTTGAATTGTATCGCCGCGCATTTATTCATGCATCTTATACAAAACGTCCTCAGCTCGAAAATGCACGTGAAAATATAAAAATAACACCCCAGCCTGCAAATTGTATGGCGCTTCGAACAAAGTCAAATGAACGTCTCGAGTTCTTGGGAGATGGAGTTTTAGAATGTGTGACAAAATACTATTTGTATCGCAGGTTTCCTAAAGAGAACGAAGGCTTCATGACTGAAAAAAAAATCGCGATTGTCAAAAATGAATCGATTGGCAAACTGGCACTCGAAATGGGACTGCATAAATGGTTTATTATTTCGAAACATGCAGAGGAAAAGAAGACACGCACCAATCTTAAAAAATTGGGATGCTTATTTGAGGCGTTTATTGGTGCACTATTTCTCGACTTTAATAAAATATCGGTGCACGATGATGAGAAGTGGTTCGAAAACATATTTGTCACAGGACCAGGGTTTCAAATGGCGCAACGATTCATCGAAGCAGTATTTGAACGCCATATTGACTGGATTTCCCTTATCAAGAACGATGACAACTATAAGAATATTTTGCAGGTGAAGATACAGAAGGAATTTAAAACGACGCCTGATTATTTAGAAATACAACATGATATCGAATCAGGATACACTATGGGTGTATTCTTATGTTTGGGAAAAGAAATATATCATACTGATTCTAGGAGTGCAATCAACTATAGCGAACTTAAAACATTTGCTAAAATACGTGAAATTTATGAGGAACGGGGGCACATTTTAGTGCATTTTGCATCGGGAACACACAAAATTAAAAAAAAAGCGGAACAAATGGCATGTGAATTAGCAATTCAATGTATGTAATTTAATATATTGTAGTATATAGTAGTATATCGTAGTGTGTTCTTTTTTTAAATAAAATATATCAATAAATATATCAATAAATATATCTATTGATAGTATAGATTAGAATTAGAATGGATATACCAGAAATTGAATCAAAAATACAAAATCTAAAATCAAAATTAATAGAGTCAAATAAATTATTATCAGAGGCATCGGCATCAGCATCAGGATCTGGTTCACCTTCAAAATCTGATTTGGAAGAAAATTTACAACTTAAAAGAAGTATTGAAGAGTTAGAACAAAGAAAAGTAACCATAAAAGAATCTATTGCTGGAAGTTCCGGCGCAGGTGCCATAGGTCCACCTAAATCTCCAATACAACATGTAGCTTCACTTCTTTCATCTGGATTTGATACCATAAGATCATCTCTTCCAGATATAAATATAGGCAAAGGATTTGGTAGTGCAAGTGCCAATGTCACAGGGAGCCCTGCTCCTCCTCCACCACCTAGACCCGAACCTGTTCCTGTTCGCCAAGAACAACAAAATGAAGATATTTTGTCTGATCAGCAAGTAGCATTGTCATCATCATCGGACGCAGCGCGACCACCAGCAGAACAAATTGCAATCATTGAAGGTGCACCAAATATTGGCCCTCATATTCTTCCTAGTGAAAAACCCGGCACTGATTATGCAGCAGTGAGAATGATTAACGCACTTCAGACAAATTTAGCACCGAAATCAGTAATTGAAAGGTTGCAAAATCCGGTTGCTGCTACTACCGGGGCTACCACAGCTAAACCACCGACCGCACATAAAGTTCGTGTAGTATTTAAAGGAAGAGTTGCAAAATCAGCTCAAGAACAAGAAGAGGATAGTGCCGCTACAACATCCGTTCCCGCAGTTGTTATCGAAGACGAACGAAGCCAAAAACTAGTAAGTCGTGACAATATTATTAAAAAACTTGGTTGTGCACTTCCCATATGTGCTGCTGCTCCGATTGAAGCACCAAAAGAATCAAAAACTAAACAAAAACTTAGCCCTTTGACGCTTATCACAGGTATGATTGCAACAGCGACACCTCAACAACCTGTTGCACTTCTTCGCCAAGTTATTATTATTAAAAAAATGCCCAAACATATTTATTTAGAAGAAGATCCTTCGCTTCTCCTCGAATCTTCAGATTCCGGTGCTGCCGTTATTGCCGCTGCTACACCAGCGCGGGTTACCGCAAGTCGAAAGGGACGTGTTTATGAAAAACCAGAATTCGGTATTATGACACAAGAGATGCAGGATTTAAGAATCGGCGACCAAATTGTGCGCGAAAGGTTGCCGCGTATTCCACCCCTTGGTATTCGAGCATCGGCGTATTATATGAACAACCGCGAAAAGTTCGTTAATTTTATTAACCAGCTTTTTATGACATATCATACCGAAGTTGCCGAACAAAAAGAAACGATTTCATGTGACCCCGAAAAGAATAAGGATTTTTCTCTTCTAACCCATCAAAAAATAGTGCGTGACTACTTGAATATTTATACACCATATCGTGGACTATTACTATATCATGGTCTTGGAAGTGGTAAAACATGTTCATCGATTGCGATTGCTGAAGGACTAAAAACACATAAGAAAGTTATCGTTATGACACCTGCGTCACTACAAAGAAACTATGTCGAAGAGTTGAAAAAATGCGGAGATGATATTTACAAGAAAAATCAATACTGGGAATTTATCGGGATTCAAAGCAAAGTTGACCCGATGGTCGAAACATTATCTGCTATTTTATCCCTACCAAAACAATTTATTATTGATCAGAATGGTGCCTGGCTTGTAAATATTAAGAAATCGTCCAACTACACATCACTGAATGCTGGCGAACGTGAAAGCCTTGATAACCAACTTAATAAAATGATTAATGCAAAATATCAGTTTATCAACTACAATGGTATGCGCATGAGTCATCTAAATACACTTACATCAAATTTTACAGAGAATCCTTTTAATGATCATGTTGTTGTTATTGATGAAGCTCACAATTTTATAAGCAGAATTGTGAATAAGTTGCGGCGCCCTACTTCACTTTCGATGCGACTATATGAGTTACTTATGACTGCACAAAATGTAAAGATCATTCTTTTGAGTGGAACGCCCGTAATCAACTATCCCAATGAGGTCGCAATTATTTTTAATATATTGCGCGGATATATAAAAGTTTGGAAAATTCCTTTGCAAATTGGTGAAGCATCCGCATCTAGACCGCAAGCTAAAGTCGATAAAAAAACATTAGACCAGTTATTTGCGAATCTTGAAATACTAGACTATATGGACTACAATGACACATCACATGTGCTTACAATAACCCGTAACCCTTTTGGATTTGTAAATGTAAATGAACGCGGCGAATATAGTGGTGTTACGCAAATTGATGGCTCAGCATCTGCGCTATCTGTTTCTGGCGATATACCACAGCTTAGTGATACCGAATTTGAACGCATGGTGCTAACAACATTGAAAGGACGAGGTATAAATGTCGTGCCTGGAAGTATTAGGATTGAGACTTACAAAGCATTACCGGATAGTCTTGACGCTTTTCGTTCCTATTTTATTGACGCGCAATCTGGAAATGTTAAAAATATTCGAATGTTTCAACGTCGTATTCTTGGTTTGGCGTCTTATTTTCGCAGCGCACAAGAACAACTTATGCCTGCATATGATAAAGCAACACACTTTCGCGTGATTGAAATACCAATGAGCACACATCAGTTTGCAGCATATGAAGAAGCACGTAAAGCAGAACGCACGTTGGAAAAGAATTCGAAAACAAAGAAACGCCTTGGTGCTGGTGCAGCTGCCAGTGCTAAACCAAAAGGCGCGTCGGGAACAGGAGCAGGAGGTGTTGGTGGCGACGATATCTATGAAGATGCAGTATCATCTTATCGTATTTTTTCGCGGCTTTTTTGTAACTTTGTTTTCCCTACCGAAATAACACGCCCACTTCCAAAAGAAGGCGCCAACGTTGAAGGTGCGGTTAAAGAAGGGGTAAATGAGGAAGACGTTGATGCACTCAATGCAGCTGAACGTATCGATAATATGAATGGTGAACATGCAGGTGACGATGTCGAAGAAATAGTAAAGGAAATCGAGCAAAAAGTTGACTCATCCTATGAGAAACGTATTGCAGCAGCTCTCATGCGTATTCGTAGCGGTATGGCACGCTATCTTACAAAGGCACCTCAAGGTGATCTACAAACATATAGTCCAAAATTTTTAGCAATATTGGAAAATATAACAGAACCCCAGCATTATGGTCTTCATTTGGTATATAGCCAGTTTAGAACGATTGAAGGTATTGGGCTTTTCGCTATGGTCCTTGAAGCAAACGGATTTGCGCGTTTTAAAATACGTAAAAATGATTCAGGTGCTTGGGTGCTCGATATTAGTGAAGCAGACCAAGGCAAACCGATGTATGCTTTATATACAGGAACTGAAAGTGATGAAGAGCGCGAAATAATAAGAAATGTATTCAATAGCACATGGGACTATATTCCGGTTACATTAAAACAACAACTAGTGCCAAAATCTGCGAATAATTTTATGGGCGAGATTATCAAGGTTCTTATGATTACTGCATCTGGAGCAGAAGGTATCAACTTGCGCAATGTTCGTTATGTCCACATTATGGAACCTTATTGGCAACCTGTAAGAATCGAACAAGTTATTGGGAGGGCTAGGCGTATATGCAGCCATAATGATCTAAAAGATGAGAAGCTTCGAAGTGTTTATGTCATGATGTATATTATGCGATTTACGCCAGAACAAATGACAGACGATGCTTCGCTTGAATTGCGACTCAATGATGTGAGCAAATTAAACGCGCAAAAACCGATAACAACTGACCAGGCATTGTTTGAAATATCTACTATCAAAGAGGAAATAAATCAGCAGTTGCTTATGGCGATAAAAGAAGCGTCGATTGACTGCGCAATCCACCGCGATAAGAATTCCAAGGAAAAATTAAAGTGCTTCACATTTGGTAGCGTGATGTCGAATAAGTTTGCATACCCGCCATCGGTGGATAACGAGGAGTCGGATACATCCGCTTCTAGAAACGTGAAACAAACAACACTGAAGTTGGTTGAAATCACTGCAAGCGTGAATGGAAAACCAGTTAAATATGCGTATGATAAATCTACGAAACTGGTATATGACCATAGTAGCTATATTGTTTCACAAGAAGTAGGCGGTGAACCACTATGTATTGGAAAGATGGAAATAAATAAAGAAGGGAAGGCAAAGATGGTGCCGTTGAGTGAAGTTGAAAAAGAAACAGGTGCAGTTCCGGTGCCAAAGTCGAGTTCGAAACCTCCTAGTGCGTCAGGAACCGGGGGTGTGGCAGTAAGTAGACGACCAAGTGATGATAAACCATGAGAAATGAGAGAAATAGAAAACTGATACTCTATGTAAAAATATTATAACATGAGTATAATATTTTTAATATGTTTTATATCCTAAGTGACGACAAGTTGGTAACCTTCTTGATATTCTTCTTGATTTTCTGGGTATTGAGGTTCTTTATATTCTTTTTCTTTTTGCTCTTTAATTGCAATTCTAAGATTTTCTATACCTTGCTTTATAGTAAATTCATCAGCACCCTCTGTTAAGTGAATTCTATAAACATGTTCCCCTTTTTCATCAGTTTTATACTCAAACTTATAAGTTGTTTGGCCATTCTCCTGAAGTATTTCCTTTAAATTATTCATATTATAAATTTTATAAGGTCTACCCCCAACTGCCGTTTGAAACACTATCTCTACAATTTGTATCATCCCTACATTTTAAAATTACCCACTTAGGCCCTATTAACTTACATATAATCACTTGTCGTCGTGGTTTACGAGAAAAAACATTAGAAATAAAATTAGATGTTTTTTTAACTAAAGCAAAACCTTTATATAATACTTTATCTAAGTTATTGATTAAATTTGAATCATATTCTAAACTTAAATTAAAAGTACCACCTTTTTTACTACGAGATATTCTTCTAACTCTCCGTTGAGTTCTTTTTCTAAATTTGCGAGTATGATGTTTTCTATACTTGCTATACTTTTTTATTTTACTATATTTATTTCGCCTTACACCCTTTGTTTTTATTTTATTTACCATTGGTAGTAAATACTATATATAAACTATATATAAACTATATATAAACTATATATAAACTACATATAAAGTATATTATTTAATTTATTTTAAATTTTGTTAGGTTATTAATTTTTTATAAATATATTTATCATTTTTTTTTAAGACGCCTTCGTCTTCATAAACGACACACCTTGTTCACTAGTTGCGTGTATAAGATTGGATATACCATCATTTTTAGTATTATCAACAACATCTTCTTTATCAAGACCCTTCTGTTAATTTTATTTCTATTGATGATTAATTGGTGATTATTTGATGGTTATACTATGGTAAATTATCTTAAAAATAGTAAACGATTTTCATTTTAATATTTAAATGATAAACACATACTATTGAAGTTTCTTTTCTAAAATACTTAAAATAAGTTCTTGATTTTTCTTGATTTCATTCATATTATTTTGAATTTCTTGAATCTTTTGTTCTAAAATAATATATTTTTGCATCTCTCTAATCTGTTTCATTTCTTGCATTTCTCTCGTTTCTCTCGTTTCTCCAAAGTCTCCATTCATCTCTTGTATTCTAAGCTTGATTCCATCTTGTTCATTAATCATGCTATGAAAATTATGATTCTTATGATTATGAATGTCATCGCCATCGTTATTTTCATCATCATTTTGACTATTCATGATATCATCTAAAGGTATATAACCTGTAGAACCAGTAGGTTTAAGTTTTAACTTTGAAAGAAATGACATTGCATTATCTTCATTACTATTAAAATTTTCTACTTCTCCATTTCCATTTTCTTGACTCTCGTATTCTACTTTGGTATTGTTTTCATCATTAAACGTTACATTTTTTGACTCACGAGGGCGTTTCATGACTATTTTATTTACAGGAACTTGTGTGTTATCATTATCTCCATTACTTGCATTTTTATTATAACTACTTGCATCAATATTCAGTTTCTCCAGTTCATGCTCTCGTGATGCCAAAGCTTCTGCAAGTAGTCTTTCCATCTCATCACCTGCCAATTTTTTATCGTATAAATCTGACTCCTTGTTTATACCCAATGCCTTATCTGAAAAATCAATATGTTCCGGTTTTTTATTATTTAACATATTATCCATTTCAACTTGTTTTTCTTTTAAACGTATTTCCAACTCACTCATTCGTGTTTTTTTAATATCATCTGCACGATATATTTCTTCTATTTTTGGCTTTTTTGTTGATGCAGGTATCATACCAATCTGTTTTATATTTCGTTCAACAGGAACATGCATTTGCGCTGCTTGTGCTGCTTGTGCTGCTTGTGCTGCTTGTGCTGCTTGCGCTTGCTTCATAATATTTTCGTTATGAGCCTTTATTTTATTTACTTCATTTATCACCCTTTTAATAACCGATTTATTACTATTTATAATCATTTCTGCAGCCTTTTTATCATAGTTGTCATCACCTTCATCGTTATTATCAAAAAATAAGTCAAACTCGGTCTTCATCGATTGTATCGACATTTCAAAAATATTTTTTACATTTTGAAACATAGAAGAAGGAATATTGTTAAACACGCCACCTTCCTGTAGTAACCCCCAAAGAACTCCCTTATTTTTATTATTCGTGAACTCTGTAAATGACATTTATAAAAGTATACCAGATATGCGAAATATGCGAAATATACCACAATAATTATAATAACAAATAAATATTTAATATTTATTTTTTATATAATATTAAAAATATTAAAAATATTATAAGTATTATAAGTATTATAAGTATTATAAGTATTATAAAGTAACTCCGATATCAATATCATGTTTAATATAACACATGTAAAAAATAAAGGTTATTCAAAAAAAAAATCAAGCACTATTCCTGTAATAAATTTTGTTAATAATATAACAAGAGACATTAAGCCTTTTTATGTAAATGATTCAGAAACATGTCTACTTTTTTTTGATATTTTTTATAAGAATAATAAAGTATACTTGATTATGCCAATATATAATGAACCATATACAACAGCCGACTTTATAATTATACATAACAATAAAAATTTACTTCCTTCAGAACAATATATTAAAGATTCTTATGAACCTATTTCTGTATTTGTATATGATATTGGTGTCAATATAGAGACGCAAGTAGAAAATTATATTACAATAGATGTCATATATAAAACTATTAAACAAACATATAAGTTGCACAATATAGATACAACAAATACACAAAAACATTTTTTAACTCTAACTACATTATTTAAACATGATTATCATTTGTTTCCATTCTTTTATAACTATTATACAAAGCAAGGAGTTTCTCATTTTTATTTATATTACAACGGCATTATAACACCAGAAATATACACATTATTTAACCAACCACGATACAAAAATGTAACACTTGTCGAATGGAATTTTCATTACTGGAATCCCAGAAAGTTTAAATATTTTCATCATGCACAAATGGGTCAAATTCATCACGCGCTTTACCGGTATGGGAAAGATACATCGGAGTATATGATATTTTGTGACTTTGATGAATACTTGCATATACCATGTTCGTATCCTCGATCGTCTTACAACTTGTTACATAAGTATATAAAAAATAATCTGGATATTGATATTTTTGGATTTTGTAATATATGGGCAGATACAAGTCAATACCAGTATCCAAATACTCAAATTATACCTAAAAAAATACTTGCCGTTGCAGAAAATGAACAAAATCCATATTGCGAAAGGAGTAAAAACATATATAAAGTTTCATCGATAAATACTATAGGAATACACCAGTTATGCAATGATACTTATTTTTTAAAACTTAAAAGCATAGTAGATTTAAAAATGTATCATTTTTACAAATGGTCGTCTAAAACACGCATTATTGAAAACTGCACAAATGTTAAAGACTTTGAATTTTAGAATTAGATAGTAGTTACACGCTACAAATCGCGATTAAAATAAAGTTTGCGAAACTTTTCCATTTGTTCATCCGGAAAAGTATCTAAAATAAAATCTTCAGGTTTCATAGTTTCGCGCAAAAGATTAATAATCATGAATAATGCATACATTCCACATTCGGTCGGTTTTTTTTGATGATGTTTTTTATTTTCAATATATTTAAAAGTAATACCTAATGTTTTCCCTTGTTGTTTTATTTTATCAATTAAACGTTTTACTTCCTTTGGTGGAGGTGTTCCTGTGCTATCAAAGAAAAAGATATACCGATTGTTTTGTTTCAAACTGACAAACATGGATATCCAATGTGAACCAGATAAATAGTGTGGATCAGTATTAAACACGAATCCAATTTTATTCTTTCCATTTCGCACCAAAACGCGTAAATCAAAATGACATAATTCTTCCCATACGCATTCACCATACATTTTTGGAGAGTCAAAATCAATTGGTGCTGCACCTATGAAGTCAAAATATGGATACTCTTTTTCATATTGTTTCATTACATTTTCAATGTCAATACTATTTAACCATTCATTGGGATTTTTCTTCCAATCATCAGGACTTTTTGGTGCAAATGTATACATTAACATTTCCTTATCGAGACCGGATGATGCAAAATTCTGTTTCAACCAACATGATTCTTTATTGCAAACATTTTTTAAACGTTGTTTTAAAGACTCCCATATTTCACGTGGTTCATTTGATGTAACCATAACATCCGGATGACGCGCATTCCATAAAGATTTTAATTTAAATAATGACTCATTGCTGTAACAAGTAAACTCATTATCTTGATGTTTTGGACTACATTGTAGTTTTATAAATCCATCCGGATGTTTTTCAACGTCTTTATCCTCAACAACCTCATTTTCTATATTTCGGGTTACTTCTCTTTTATTTTGTGTTATTCTCGTTTTTTTAGCCTTTATCGTTTTTTTAGCCTTTATCGTTTTTTTATTTGACTTTTTATTTATCTTTTTATTTCTCTTTTCTTTTTTAGCTTCATCATCATCATCTACGACATCCACATTATCAGCAAATTTTAAAATAGAATTTATTCTTCTTGATTTCATATAAACTACAAGTAAACTATAATACGTATATATAAAATATATATTTAATTTATTTTGTAGTTAAGGTTGGTATAGTCGTAGTCGTAGTCGTAGACGTTGACACAGATACCTTAATATCTTTTTTCTTAAATATGGGGTCTTTTAGGTTTACATTTTTAGTTTTTGGAAGTATCATTTCTTTTTTTGGTGTACTTGTTTTAATTACATAGTTATCTAGTGTTAATATCTTTTTTTCATTCTGTTTCATACATAATTTATTTGCTTCATTTAAATCATTTGTAATACCGATTGCACCATCGCTTCCATTATCTGCGTCATGCACACGTGTATTATCACCTAAAGATGTTTCTTCATTCATATCCTTATAATCACCCTGGATAGTATCCATCGTATCTTTAAATTTAAAATGAGAAATACATAATCGCGCATAGGTATTGAAGGCGGATATAATAATGTCATCAACCTTTGGAATATCAGGCTGTGATGAGTCCGGTGGAGTTGTTTGGTTCGCATTTGTAGTCAGGTTATTGAATAAAATATCTTTTGTCAATGCAATAATACGTTTTCTATAAAATTTCTTCTCTCTTTTTAAAACTGCATCATGATCCATTTTGTTACGTTTTAAATATTTATTATATGAATCATTATTTGACATTGTTTCAAGTGTTATATAGTTTACAACATCAAAATTGTTTATGTCGAGTCCGACTGAATGCGGTAAAGGTAGTTTTTCATTTTGTATTTTCTCTCCTTTCTCTCCTTTCTCTGCAGTTTCAAGAGTCAGAATACCTGATTCGGTGCTATATATATGCTGTTCCTCTTGCGTATTGGCATTCATTGTTATTTTATAATAGTAAAATATTAACTACTATAAAACGTATGTGCATTTATAGTTCACGATGTTGCAAATCTACTTTGAAGAACAATATGAACTTTCTTTTTCAATTGGCAAACTTCGAATTTCTATCCTTGTATTATTATTAAAAAAACTATTTCCTAAATTATAAGTATTTGGGTTAAAGTGATCAAATACTTCACGCTGAAATAACCCAGGAAATTGTTGCTTCACAGGTTGTGAAGGGGGAGGCACACTTACGTTATACAAGTCACTTTTAGAAGAAGGAACATAATAAGCTTGTTGGCAGTCTTGCAATCCAAAAAACTGGTTTCGCAATGTCGACTCCACATTCACATTATTCGCATAACCATGCCATGGTGCCATATTATTACCTGGATTAAATGTTGTATGTGGGCTAAATATAGGATAGTTATTCAAAGGCACTGATGAACCTTTTGTTTGATCTAGTATTGGCATGTATCCGTATTTCGTAGAAACAGGAACTTGGTAGTAAAAAGGCTGCAAAGGAGCAGATGGAATATTTCTAGATGATATGCGATCATTCAATTCATCTGTTCGTTCATTTTGGCATAAAAATAGTTTATTGACTACTCCATACATTTGGTTTGGAGCATTGATGCTGTTATTATCAAAAGATACTACTGATGACATTTATCACTATTATCACTATGATTGTTACTATTATTATTACTATATTATTATATTATATTTTGTTGTAATACATAATTTTGTTGTAATACATAATGTTTTTAAAATAAGTTAAAGACATTATGACAATAATAAATAGTTCATTCATCATTAATAACATTAACACTATTATTCGTTAAGGTAACATCATGTGTGGCATTTATTTTTATAAAAAATTTGTATCCCCTGAATCAAAACATTTAGTAACATACAAAAAAGGGTTACTAAATGATATAAAAAGCCATCAAGGATTTTTCAGAAAAATAGCACACCGCGGTCCTGACAATAGTGTGTTTATTAATGACACCAGTATGATTACAACAACAACAAACCCTGCATACGCGATTACCTACTCTTCCAACAAAGAACCTCCTATCTCTAAATTGCCATATCATATGATATGGGGTTTTCACCGACTTTCTATCAACGGACAAACACCGGAAAGTAATCAGCCTTTTTTTATTAAAAATTGTCGTCTCATTTGCAATGGTGAGATTTACAATTTTCGTGACCTTATCAAAGAATACGGACTTGAGGCCGAATATAAGAGTCAGTCAGATTGTGAGATTATTATTCACCTGTATCGAAAAATTGGAATGGCCGAAACACTAAGAAAATTAGATGGAGTATTTGCACTTGTTCTACACGACTATGAAAATAAATGCACCTTTATTGCGCGCGACCCGGTGGGAGTAAGGTCGCTTTATATCGGTTCATGTGATAAAAATTCGTATGAAACTGGTATTATTGTTGCTAGTGAATTAAAAGCAATTTCAAACGAATATCATAACATTATGCAGTTTCCTCCTGGTTGTTATGCATTTTATAAAGATGGTAACTCGCCTGTTAATTTGTATAAACCTGGTATTTATTTTAACGCATACTATGAGAACCTGACAATCAATCAGAATTTTTTCTACAGGGATGCAACTAGTTCTAAAAACTCTGTTTCTATTCTTCGTTCATATCACTACAATATTATTGAAGACACAGAGGAAAATATTTGCGCGAACATCGCCACCCTTTTCGAAGAAGCAGTTGTAAAACGTCTCATGAGCGATCGCAAAGTAGGTGCACTTCTATCGGGAGGGCTGGATAGTTCAGCAGTCGTGGCAATGATGTGTCGTCATATGCCGGCAAAAGATTTGAATACGTATAGTATTGGTCTCGCTGGGTCAACCGACTTGGTGTGGGCGCGAAAAGTGGCCGATTATTTGGGGACAAATCATCATGAAGTCTGCCTTAGCGAAGGAGAGTTTTTGGGCGCGATCAAAGATACGATATATCAAATCGAGAGCTATGATACGACATCTGTGCGCGCGTCTGTGCCGAATTATTTGGTCAGCAAGTATATTTTCAATAACAGCGACGATTGCGTTATTTACTGCGGCGACATGTCGGATGAGATTTTTGGGTCATATCGTGGATTTATGAAGGCGCAATCCGATGAAGACTTTTTTGCCGAAAATGTGCGCATGGTTCGCGATGTTTGTTACTTCGACTTGCTGCGCTCTGATAAGAGCATTAGTGGCGCAGGTTTGGAAGCACGTGTCCCGTTTGCAGATAAGAAGTTTTTGCAATATGTCATGAGTATTCCTGCAAAGTATAAGAGGTTCGATGACACACGAATCGAGAAGTATATTTTTCGCAAAGCATTTCAGGGATTGTTGCCCGATGATATTCTATGGCGTAGGAAAGAGGCGTTTAGCGATGGTGTAAGCGGACATGGGCGAAGTTGGTTTCAGATTATTCGTGAACACATTGAAAGCAGAGCAGGGGAAGATGAATATTATAACTATAACCGGTATATTACTGCTATGGGTGTTGATACAAAAATTCACAACATGCCATATGATGCGGAAAGTCTTTTCTATAGAAATATTTTTGTCAACTTATTTTCAGATTGTGAAGAAACAATTCCTTACTTTTGGCGACATCCATTTTGCGAAGAGAAAGACCCGTCTGCGAGACTACTTGAATGTTATAAAAATACGGACGTGTAACTACATATTGCGCACATACATAAAGTGTTTAGTAATAACAATAATACCAAGAAATGCAATAAAATAGTTAACTAGTTTGTGATGTTGTATAGAAACTGCAAATAGTTTTTCTGTGCATGAAATTGCAGAACATAAGTATCCTATTGTGAGTAGTATAACTATTGAAATAGGAATCTTTACAGAACCGATCGCAAGTAATATAAAAAGATAAACAAAACCAATGGTTCTAATGAATATTCCAAAATCTTTTAACTTTATCATTTTCTATTATACGATATATCAATATTATATTGTATAATAAGTAAATACTAAGTCTCTAGTATGCCATATAAACACTAATTTACATAATGAATTGTTTCACAATAATAACCAAACCGGCTAAAGATAACGCATAGTTATAAAATTTATGGTTAATAATTTGTGAAGTTTTTGTTTTATTGCAAAAAATAGATAAACCAAACGAACCTATGGTAATCAGTAAAATAACAGACAAAGGTATACTTACCATATTAGTATACTGCAGGTAAAAAAGGTATAAAATACCGATAGTGCGTAAAGCCATGAAAAACTCTTTAAAATTATAACTTGACATTTTTATTTTATTATTCTATATACTACTATAATATTTTTTGTTATTTTTTTTGTTATTTTTTAATGTTTTGTAATAAATTATTTTTATATTTAGTTATTATATAAAGAAGTATAAAATGACTTGCGGACCATTAACACAAACACAACAAGGCGGATCAAGAAGACGAAGAAATACACGTTCGCGTAAAAATAAAACCAGACGAAATGGAAAATGCCGTGCATGCAGATGTCCCGGCGGATGCAAACGTTCTACATGCCCTTGCTACCGCGGGCGTTCTAAACCATGCTGCACCAAGAGATGCAGATCTCGTGGTCACGGATGCAGGTGTTAGATACGACTACGCTAAATAATATTACTTATAATATTATTACTATTATTAGTATTTACTATAACATAAAAATTGATAAAGATAATAAATACTAATTCATATATACTATTAACTACATCAACATTTGCGAAATAATCGGTATACCATGAGCCAACAACTCCCCGACGTAGACACTTCATTCCGTCTGTTTGACTTCAATATCTTTGACGAAAAACGTCAAGAAAACAACGATGACAATGGCGATGGAAATGGCAGCGATGACGATGGCACAGCCGAAAAAAAATACAAAAAAGATGATAAATTTACAACGATTCAAATGTTTGGTCTAAATGAGAAGGGAGAGACATGTGCAATATTTGTTCGCGACTACAGCCCTTTCTTCTACATCAAGGTCGGCGATGAATGGACGATTCCACAAAAGTCTGCATTCGTTTCGCACCTGAAAGACAAACTTGGCAAATACTACCAGGATTCGGTTTTAGACTTTGAGTCAAAACTCATCAAGCGCAAAAAGTTATACGGATTTGATGCTGGGAAAGAGCACAAATTTGTATTAATCAAATTTAAAAATATTGCGACAATGAACAAAGTGAAAGGTATGTGGTTTCAGATGAAAAAAGGAAAACAAACACTTCGACGTGATGGTTATTACTACTCCAATACAAGAACAGAAATATATGAAGCAAATATTCCACCCATTTTGCGGTTCTTTCATATCCACGATATTAGCCCTTCTGGTTGGATCGGATTTAATTCCAAGCGTGTCAAACAGGTGCGCGGAGGTTCAAAGACAACGACGTGCACATATGAATATGAAATCGAGTCAAAATATATCGTTCCGCTCAACTCCAAGGAGACGATAGTCCCTTATAAAATATGCAGCTTTGATATTGAGGCAAGCAGTAGTCACGGCGACTTCCCAATTCCGATAAAAACCTATAAAAAACTTGCAACAAATATACTAGATGTTTGTGGTCCTGTTTTGCAGAAAATGAATGCTGATCTTGGCACAGACGCTGAATCAGAAACTATTCGTTATGAAACGATCGAAAAACTTCTTAAAAGAATCATTTACACTGCGTTTCACCATGAGAAAGATCCTCATCCTGATGTCGACTGCATCTACACAAAAATCAAAGTCGGAAAGTCGCGACTTGCAACCCTATTCGGTGTATGGATTACATATCATATTCCCGACATTCAGTCTAGTGCAAAGTTACAAGACTTAAACACGATTGAAAAAATGTTTGAAAAAATGTCGGAGAATGCGAATCAAGGTGATGGCGGCGATGGAGGAGACGATGATGGATGCGATGGTGAGGGTGATGGCGAAGGTCATGAAGACAATGAATATGAAGAAGTAGGTGAAGTTGAAGAAGTTGAAGATTTAGAAAATATGGAAGATGTAGAAGATATAGAAAACCAAGGTGGTAACGACGAAGCAGACAAACTAATGCGCGCATATGCTGGCAACGGCAACAGCCCAGCAGCATCAACAAAGAAACCTAGCAAACCCAAAAAATCAAAAGAAACACCAAAGGAAACGCCCGTTCACTTGCTCTTATCTACCTCTGACAAAATGGATCGCGAAACCAAAATCAATATGTTGAATGTATCGCTGCAAGAAATATTTCCACCTGTCGAAGGTGACAAAGTAACATTCATTGGTTCGACATTTCTCACCTACGGCAACAAACGCCCTTACCTGAATCATTGTATCGTTCTCGACACATGCGACACTCTCAAGGACGAGGTTGCAAACTCGGAAATACAGACGTGCAAAACTGAGCGCGAATTATTGCTTGCATGGACACAGCTTATTCAGCGCGAGAATCCGGATATTATTATTGGCTACAATATTTTCGGTTTTGATTATGAGTTCATGTTTCGGCGTTCGCTGGAGAATTCATGCGAGAATGAGTTTCTTGCGCTGTCACGCAACAAGGGCGAATTTTGCGGGACGCGTGACTATAAAACCGGCAAAATTGGTATCAAAGAAAGCAGTATTGTAATTGCTAGTGGTCAGCATGACTTGCGATATATTGATATGACGGGACGCTTGCAAGTGGATTTGTATAACTATTTCCGTCGTGATTTCAACCTTACGTCATATAAGCTGGATTATTGCGCTGGTTACTTTATTGGTGATGGTGTGAAAAAAATCGAACATTTGCCTAGTGGAAATACGAAAGTCACTAGCTCGAATCTGATGGGTCTTGAAAATGGCAACTATATTCATTTCGAAGAATCCAGTCACTCGACAGATATGTATAAAGAAGGTGAGAAATTCAAGGTAACCAACGTGAATCCAGAAGAACGCAGTTTTGAAATCGAAGGACACGAGATGCCAGATATGACGAAATCTGTTCGCTGGGGTTTAGCAAAAGACGATGTCACACCCCAGGATATATTTCGCATGACAAATGAAGGACCAAAAGAGCGCGCAATTATTGCGAAATATTGTATTCAGGATTGTAACCTGGTGCAGCATCTTATGAACAAAATCGATGTATTGACTGGCTATATTGAGATGTCAAAAATTTGCAGCGTGCCGATTAGTTTCCTTGTATTGCGCGGGCAAAGTATTAAACTGACGAGTTTTATTGCAAAGAAATGCCGCGAGAAGCGGACACTGATGCCAGTGCTTGAGCGTTCATTCGGAAATGAGAGTTATGAAGGTGCAATTTGTCTCCCACCGAAATGCAATTTATATTTGGACAATCCAGTTGCATGTTTAGATTATTCGTCACTATATCCTTCATCAATGATTAGTGAGAATTTGTCACATGATAGCAAAGTATGGACAAAGGAATTCGACTTGGCCGGACAACTTGTTCGCGAAACCGGTGTGAAAGACATATCTGGAAACTACATTTACGATAACTTGCCTGGATATGAATATGTGGACGTCACCTACGACACGTATAAGTGGGTTCCAAATAGTAGAGGCAAAGCGGTGAAAACACTGAATGGTAAAAAAATATGCCGATTCGCACAGCCGCGCGACGGAGTGAAAGCAATTATGCCGGATGTGCTCGAAGAACTACTTGCTGCAAGAAAAGCAACACGCAAACTGGCGGAAGCAACCGAAGACCCTTTTATGGCGAATATTTTAGACAAACGGCAACTCGGTTATAAAGTAACAGCGAACTCACTATATGGACAATGTGGTGCCAAAACAAGCACATTTTATGATGTGGATATTGCTGCGTCTACTACTGCGACGGGACGCAAACTGCTGACCTATGGAAAGCGCGTTGTTGAGGAAGTCTATGGGGATGCGAAGATGGAGTCGAAGAAATTCGGGTTTGTAAATACAAAAGCGGAGTATATATATGGAGATAGCGTTGCAAACTACACGCCAATATATGTTAGAGAAAATGGACGACAAGTAAATATTATACAGATAGACGAGTTAGCAAAACGATACGGGGATGAAAATGGATGGGTTTATAGTAAAGAAGAAGGAAAAGAAGGGAAAGAATATTGTGAAATGATTCCGTCAATGAATATAGAAACATGGTCTGATAAAGGGTGGACAAAACTTC